CCTGATCCGCTGAATACAACAAACATTCCGCCTGCGTGTCCGCTGGCCGCCAACGCTGCACCAGCACCCAACAATTGCTGCCTTGGTGCCGGACCGCAAAGCTTACTTGGAACGGTGACAAATTGACCTGATTCCCCTTCGCGACTTTCAATTCAATCATGTGCAGCCGCTTGCACCGGTCCATCAACAACAAATCCGGTATGCCCGGCGTTTGACTGTTTTCGATACGCGTCAGAACAACGTCCGAATTCAGCTTTTCAACGTTAGCCTTGAGCGCCTTCCAGAAGTTCGACTCCGTCCGCTTCGACATCGATCACCTTTTCGCCCAACTGGGCCTTCAGTTCGTTCAAAGCCTTTACGACCTCTTCCTTCGACATCTGGTCAATCGACCCATGACGAATCTCGCTCTTGTTGACGTATATGTCACCTTGGGCCAAGCCCCGCGCTTTCTCAGCCTGCACCGCAGCACTGTAGGCACCGGCTTCCAAAGCCGTATCACGGATGTGCTGTAAATCTCTAATGTGCCTGGCGTACGTCACTTCATACTTTTCAGCCAACTCGCGCCGCCGCTCACGCAACGCCTTCACAATATGTGGCGATTTTTGCGGGTTCAACATCTCATACGCACGAGTATGCGCACCCTTCACACTGAATCCCGCCTCTGCGGCCAGATTACGGAGTGTGTCCTGCCCCTCTCGCGTCGCAACCAACTCGACAAACTTAATTTGCTTACCGGTTAAACGCGTGTTTTCAGATACTCGCGGACGACCCCGCGTTTCAACTTTCCCGGCTTCCTTCGCCATGCATCAAATCCCATATCAGAGTGGACTTGGGGCGCAAATATAGCACTTTTTTATCACAGTTAAAGGGTCACGGATCTTGGTTCGTTTTAACGCCGTATTGTTTGCGTAAAACCTGCACACTTACGCGCTTTGTATTTATTTGCTAACGACCGCGTTGGAATCGACGGGGCGTCGATGACTGTGCATCGTTGTTAGCCTCGATTGGCCGGGGGACCCGAGCGGGGAACCGGGGACCAGGGGCCATGCTTCGCCGGCGAGGTTGCGCGGATCGCGGGCCTGGGGCCAATGTGCGCGGGCCTTGGAAGTTAAAAACCGGCACAAGATCACTTCCACGTTTTAAAAAGACCAACGTCCACGGGTCGCGGGCCATGGATCGCCGGCCACGGGCCACGGGTCGCGGGCAACGGGTCGCGGATCTTGGACCCCGTACGTTTGAACCTGGGGAGCGGCCCGCCCTTCCCGGCAGGTTTAACCGGTAAATAAGAAGCAAAAAAAAGCCCGCATTAAAGCGGGCTAATTCGGTTGACCAGGCGGTTAATTAGTCGAACCTCGCTGCTTTGGTCGCGCCGTTACTGTCGCGTAAACCGACATACCCGTAAGGGTAGACAAACATTTCGACGTTCGTGCGTGACGGGTCCAGGCTTGTAAAAGCTATGTATGGCTCTAGGTGGGGATCATCATCATATTCACTAACGTACGTCCCCTGGGCGTTAACATCACCGTTTAAGGGATACTGCTGGAACCCACCAAAGCCATAGAGTTTGTCCATTGTTTCGGCTATCGACTCAATATCCACAAACGGATCAACCGACAGCGCACGCTCAAAAAAATCCGGGATTATGCCGCACGCCTCTTCTAGCCACTGTTCTTTATCGGCTTGGTCGTCAAAGTTGTACAGTTGATCATAGGCTTTGCGGGGATCGTACTGCCAACTAAGTAGCAGTTTTGCGGGCCGAATGTTTATCACTTTATCCATATTTTCTATTTCCATTTGTTGCGCTGCGGGTTGCAGCGTTTGCGGAGTATAAGAGTAAACGCATAAAAAGCACAACCCACAAAAAAGCCCGCACTGGGCGGGCTTGCTTGCAGATCACCGGATCGTCTAGGTATGAGCGTACCCGTCGCGCTCAATCCCAATGTGCATCCCTGGAACGACCGCCAGCAGACAATCGTCATAGTGTAAAGCCACCACGTCCCGGTCGACCCAATCTAAAAAGCCCAGGTTGCGAAACGTCAGATCGTGGCTGTCGCGGACGTGCCTTTCAAAGATGCGCACCAGTGCTGAGGACTGTTCCGGCGTTATTGTGATTTCGTTTAGATCCATTGCGCACCCCCCTACCGAGTAAAGCGAAATTCGCCGTTGTTGATAACCTCAGCAATTTTGTAGTCCAGATCGATATCGCCAACGGCCTCGTCGATAACGTCGCTGAAATCGTAGTCTCTGAGAACTTCACACACTGCGGTGTCGAAGTAACTGTTGTCCGTAATATCAATATCCGCTATTTGATCCTGCACCGCATTGTCGACAATGAAATGAATCTTATGCTCTATAACCGCCAAGATCGCCTCACAAAGTTGTTCATTGCGTTTTCTATTTTTTTCGAGCCAGTTTTCTTGTTGCTCAATTTTGTGTTGCGCTGTGCGAAGGTTTGCTTCCAGCTCTGCTATTTTTGCGTTCAGCGTTACAGTATCGCCTACCGTTATAACCGTTTCGGTTTCGCGTTGTGTTTCGTTAGTAGTTTCGTTTTCCATGTTTCTATCCCACTTGTGCGCTGCGGTTTGCAGCGTTGCGATTAGTATAAGACTAGGCGCATACAAATCACAAGCAAAAAAAAGCCCGCACTATGGCGGGCTAATTTTGCGTGGGTACTGTCATATTCAGGCGGTCACTTCAACGTTGAATAGATCGCCGTCTAACTCGTTATAAAGCTCCTCGACCGCCTCATGTGCTTGCTCGGTCAACTGCACGTATTGACCCGCCTGGATTAGCTTATGGTAGTCAGTGCCATTGGTTATCCCTTGGCTAATTGCTTGCTCCACATACTGCCAATTGTCAACCGCCCACTCGCGAATCGCGTGGTAGTAGATGTCAATGTTTGAGTCGATTAGCTCATGCACTGAGCCGTCATGGTCTAGAAGATCGTAAAGCTCCCAAGCGTTAACAATAATTTCGTCCCCGGTAAGCTTCTCAGTAATGAGTTGTTTTAAGTCGTTTTTCATTGTCACATTTTCCTATTTTTGCGCCACGGTTTGCAGCGTTGCGATTAGTATAAGACTAGGCGCATAGACTGCGCAAGGGTTACGCTACCGCAATAAATTTAATTGGTTCCGATAGATCGACCACAAAGCCGGAATCGTCTTGTTTTGCCGGGCCTTTAGCTTTAAGCCCCACCACAACCCGACCAGCGAAAACATTCCATAAGTCAGACTGATCACCGTCAACGACCGGGCGGCCTAAAAACGTTTCAGGAAACTCTCCATTAGCAAATACCGCTGCAATAGGATTGTCATAGCAAACGGCCTGTAAGACTTGCTTACGGTACTGCGCTCGACCGCTATAACTAAACATCAATCGATAGTTATCTGGGGTTTTGCCGAGCCGGGCCGCACGTTTGGTGTAGTCATAAAAGAAAAGATCGGGAAACGCCTGCGGAATATCGTGTCGCTCCCACGCAATATCTGAAAGCACATTGAGCCTGACAACACCTCGCACGCTTTGCTTAGCGCACAGTTTTTGAAAGTTACCCAATTCCCGACGTAACTGGTCTAAAAACCCGGTTTGATTATTGTGCCAGTATTCCGTTCGGGCTTGGCGGGCTAGGTTTATACTTTTGTAAACCGATGCCAGGCCAGCGCATTTAAGACAACCGTCCATACATCCCGCAGCTTTAGAGCCTGGGCAAAGGATTGCGTCGGGGAACATTGACAGCGATGCCATGCGCACCTTACCGAGTTCAGAAAGCTTTGCGCCAGTTTTAGCGACTTTTGTGTTACCGCTCTTGGGATCAGTATCTAGTAGTTTCTTTATCGTTATCATTATTCGCATCCATTGTTATAGGTGTATGCGAATCATCGCGTATAACGGCGTCCCGATCAACTATATTTTTTGCACGTTCATACTTGCGCATTCGATCACGTAAGCGATCGTCTACTTCTGGCGGCTTATCAAACCAACTAATAATTTTTATCAATAACCAAGTCATTCCCTAACGCTAACACTATGTTAACGTCCGATGTCAAGGACTAATCCCATACATTTGTTAATCGCCTAAGTGTTATAGACTTTTCCCAGCAATTTTATTTTTTTTATAAAAACTTTTTTTCAGACGCCTATAACACACGTCCTTGTTTTTTCAGGACTGTCCCACCATGCGCAAACAGTGGTACGGGCAGCGGTACGCCTGAAACCCTTCTGCGACAAGGGCTAGAGCCGATCTGTACCGCCGTACCGTCTGTACCGGCATTTTAAAAATTATTTTTTTTCAAAAAAGTAATTTGCTCCAGAAACTCTATATATAAACCCGTTTTTTGTCCCCCGAGCCGTGACCCGTGCTACGTGAAGTAACACCCGTTACCTTTCGTAACATTCCATATAAGATCTCCCATATATCTTCACCATCCGTCCATTATCTCTCCACCCTATGCGATGTCTCCCATGCTAAAATATAGGGACGCCTAAAAATCCAAGCAGCGTGGCGGACTGCTTTGTTCATTAACAACGAAATAGGAGATTCACCATGAGTGAAGACAAAACCGTGGGCGGCAAAGTCGTCATCGAAAGTCTTGAAGATATACACAGCTTCATAAAACAAAACTTTCCTGACGGGCTTCAAACGAAATTGAAGACCGGCTTTTTCGACGACGGTATTTATAGAGGCTTCAACCTTTCCCGATATGCGTACAGCGATCTGTTGGCCGCAGAGTGTCACGCGATGCTAGACACGCTGAAAGGCAAGATCGGCTATTCATACGGCTTTCCTTTCAACCCCCATGTGAAGACGCATAAGGAAGAGAACGGCGAAGAATGGTACGAGGTCTACACAGAATAAACAGCTACAACTAACCGGGGGCCGTGCGCCCCCAAACTTTTATAGGAGAAGTGAATGAAATTATATCTAGCCAGGTTTAAGTGTAATGAAGGGGGCGAGAGCTACGTGTTGGTCTTCCCGACCGCGAAAGAACGCGCGCAGTACGTCAAACGCGAAGAAGATCTCGGTAACGAATACGAAGTGGAAAAGCATACGTGCGAGTTCCCAGCGACTAAAAAAGGAATCGTGGAGTTTTTCAATCGCCACGCGTGGCATTACCAATAAGGGGCTTCGGCCCCTTTTTTATGGGCTTGCATTGATATGCAACATCCCTTACTCTCGCTTACCCATTTAGGAGAAATGTGAATGAAATATCGAAAACTAGAAACTCTTTCTGAGGCTTGGGCGTTTTATGAAAACGTCAAGGCGTTCCCAATCGAAAGAGTAATTATGGCAAACAAAACACAAGTTGATTTTGTTCGGTTTGACGACTTTTTTGTAGAAGAGTTTTTGGACTACCGAGAGTTAGACGACCAGATCATACGTCTCACTAACTTCGAGGCGTGGGCCAAGTATTGTGAAGATGCGGTCGTTTCGGGGTATTCGGGC